TTAGATATATGCTTTCATTTATTGAAGAGCTTGAAGACAGATTTGAAGACAAGATTGATAATGAAGACCCGATTTATGGTAAAAAAAAAAAAAAAATAGATAGTATTCTTTCTAGGTATAATCAAATTATTAACAATTAAAAACAAATTTAATGGCAAAAATTGAAAAAGCGTCTCAGGACGTAGCGAATTTATTTAATGATGTGAGGAACAAATCTGCAATCCCAAATTGGTTAATGTTTGAAGTCCTTTGCAATAATAAACAAAAGGAACTCTACAAAATCGTGAAGACGAGTGATATTGTGGAAATCCTAACAGATGGTTTAAATTTTGCTGTGGTTTTCAACGAAGAAATTCTTGATCAATTACCAGCAGAAATGCAAGAAATTGCAATTGTTGAATGTCTTGCAGGTGTTAGTGTTAGTGAGAGTGATGCAGTTTCTTTAGAGAAACCCAATTTTAACACTCATACTGGTGTACTGCAGAAGTATGGACACGAATCAATTATTGTCTTGCATGAATCAATAAAAAGTCTTTTTGATAAGAAGAAACAAGAAGAGGATGAATTGAAAGCAGCTACTAAAGGAAAAAGAGGAAGAAAGTCCAGTAAATAGTATTGGTTAAACTAATCATAAAAATCCCGACATGCAAATGGTCGGGATTTTTTATTTATTAGTATTTATGATAAAATTAATTATAATGAATTCATATAACATAAACTTTCCAATTAAGGATAATAATACTACGAGAGGGTTTATCTCAATGAATCGTGTTAGTAAAGATGCATATAGTTCCAATCTATTGTTATTGTTATTAACACAAAAGGGTGAAAGATATTATGAAAGTGACTTTGGTACGAATTTATTGAAATTTATTTTTGAACCTAACGATAGTTTAACTGCAAGTTTAGTTGAAGAGGATATGAAAAACACGGTTTCGAAATATATTCCTCAAATTAAAATAACTGCAGTAACATTTAATTGGCTTGCTGACGATAATAATGCACCAATCTCAGATAATCAGCTAAACGTTAATATCAGGTTTGAATATAATGAAGGTGCGTTGAATGAAGAGGGTAATGTTGATTTAAATTTTTAAAATTATAATATAATGACAAACGATATAAATACGAACGTAATTCGTTATGGGTCACGAACATTTGGAGAAATTCGTACTGACCTTATTTCTATGATTAAACAGCAGTATACTGAGGTTTTATCAGATTTCACAGACAGTTCAATTGGTAGTTTATTAATTGATCTCAACGCAGGTGTTGCTAATAATTTATCAATAAACACCGATAGGGTTTTTCAAGAAACACAACTAGAATATGCGCAACAAAGGTCATCAATATTGAATATCGCAAAAAACATGGGATTTAACATTCCATCAAGACGACCAAGCGTAACTGTTGTAGATTTTACTGTTACAGTTCCCGTACTTGGAAATAAGCCAGATTCATCATACTATCCAGTGTTAAAAAAGGGTGCTCAGATAACGGGTGCTGGAAAAACATTTGAAACTCAAGACAATATTGATTGGAACTCACCACTTAGTAGTCTTGGAGACCCGAACAGAAGAATTATACCTAATTTAGATACAAACGGAATTCCAGTTAACTATCTTGTTACAAAAAGAGAGGTTGTATTAAATGGTGGTAATAGCATTTTTAAAAGAAATATTAGCAGTTCAGATGTTGTTTCATTTTTTTCCATAACGCTTCCAGACCCAGACGTAATTGAAATTGAAAGCGTTATATTATTGGAAGGAACTAACTATAACTCAAATCCAAATATTGGTGAATTTTATGATCATAATAATCGATATTATGAGGTTGACTATCTTGCACAACAACGTGTTTTTGTTGAGGATAGCACAAGCTCTGGATTAAATACAAATACTGATGGCTTAAAGGCTGCAACTTGGATTGATGTAACAAAAAAGTTTATAAAGGAATTCACACCAAAAGGATATTGTAAATTAACATTTGGTTCTGGCGATGCTGACGTTAATGCGTTTCAGAATGGTCTACTTAAAGAAGGTGTTAGTAATAGATATTTTCTTGAAAATTTTCTAAATAATACTGCATTGGGTGAAAAACTAAAAGCTAATTATACGTTGTTTGTGAGATACAGAACAGGTGGTGGCGTTAGTTCCAATATTGGTTCTGATGTACTTACACAACTCGGTTCTTTTGATTTGGTTGTAAGCGGTTCACGTCAAGACTATAACCAAGCAGTACAAAGAAGTTTAAAAACAACAAATCCGATTCCAGCAATTGGTGGAAATGATGGTTTAGGTATTGAGCAGATTAGACAATTAATTAAATATAATTTTTCTTCACAAAATAGGGATGTAACACTAACCGATTACTTATTACAGGTGTATAAAATGCCCGGTAAGTACGGTTCACCATTTCGTACCAACGCATTTAAAGAAAATAATAAAATTGTTATTTCAATTCTTGACATTGGCTCTGACGGTAAGTTATACAATGGAAGTAATTCTCTATTGAAGGGTAATATATCTGAATATCTTTCACAATTTAGAATGGTTAATGACTATATTGAAATTAAGGATGGTAAAATATATAATTTAGCCTTTGAAATTGATGTGTATGTTGAAAATATTACAGATAATACAATCGCCAATAATATAATTAATTTAGTTATTAATTATTTAGATATTAATACACACGAAATGAATCAAGATATATTCTTGGGTTCGCTTCAAAGTCAGATACTCAGTGCAAATGGTGTTATAAACGTTATTGATATTAAAGTGTTTAATAAGGTCGGTGGACAGTATTCGACAAATACCATTGCACAGACAATTTCTGATAGAACAACTGGTGAAATTGCAATAACAAACAATACAATATATTCAACACAAGATTCTATGTTTGAAATCAAACTTCCAGAAAAGGATATTAAAGTTTTATTAAGAAAAAAGGTTGGATAATGGAAATAATTAAAAAAACTGTGCTTCAAGCCGTGACAACTGGCACTACAAGTACTGGTGTTCAAATTATTCCTGACTTAACCAAATCTTATTATTTCAAGATACTCTTAAGTCAGGATTCACTTGATTGTGGTTTTTTTGATGCATTTATTGACAGTGAAGAACCTGTAGTATATATTTTCATTGATAGTAATAATGATTTATTTACTGATAATAACGATGATATATTTATAATGTAAAATGGCAGAAAAAAAATTATTTGGTTTAGTTCAAGAATCATCACCATCTGATTCTTCGATGAATGTTGCTTATGGTAAAGCAACTGAACCAGCGAAAAACATCACACTTGGTAATTTAAAAACATGGATTGCTGGTTCAAATCCAGTAAAAAACGTTACGATTCAAATCGGTTCTTGGAATATGAATTATATTGAAGAAGGTTCAGGTGGAAAATCCATTCAAATTGAATCCAGTTTGGGTGTATCCATACCATACGCTAACGTTAGAGGTATTTCTTCTGTAATTATATCTTCAGATAGTCAAGAAGCATATTATGATTATTATAGTGGTGGGTTTTATGGTGGTGTTCCACCCACATTAACCATACAAAAAACAAATAGTGGTGCTTCAGCATTGTTATATATGAAACCAACTGAAGGAAGCTTATTTCAGATAAGCACATCGTTTAACGATAGTGTTATTAATCGAGGATGGGTGACAATATTATATGTTGACTAATGAAAATAATACAAAGTTTTGCACAATTTAAGGAAGGTAGTCCTTATGCAAAAAATAAAAATATTTCTTTGAATTTTTACTCATTTTTATTGAGTTATTTAACATTAAACAAGTATTATGGGCATGTTACGATGATTTGTAATAAAGATGCATATGATAACTTTATTAAATATATTCCATATGACGAAATTATTTTTTTTGAAAATAAAAACTGTTTTGATTTTTGGAGTGCATATAAAATTGCTGCATTAAAGTTAATTGATGACGATGTAATACATGTAGATTCAGATGTTTTTATTTTTGGTGATTTATTTCGTCCATTTATCGATAATAATTATGATATTATTGTTCAAAGTGTTTCGAAAAATAATGATACAACTATTGATTATGTAAAAAATAATTCAGAATTTTTGAAATTTAGTGGAATTATTGATGGAAGTGCATATGATGGAGGGTTTTTAAGCTGTGGTGTACTTGGAATTAAAAAACGTGTGAAAAAAAATTATTATGATGCTATTGAAAAAACATATAGTGAGATGAAACATATGCAAGTTAAAGGAGTTGATAAAATTTGGTATTCAATGATTTTGGAAGAGTCAACGCTTTATCTTGTAACAGTCAATAATAATTATAAGGTATATGGAATTATACCACCAGAAATTATTAATCAGGTTGACACACCTGTCATGGATAATGTAGATAAATATACCCACATGTGGTTTGCAAGTAAATTTAATGAACGAAATATAGAATTAATTAAACGTAAAATAAGAACAGAATTTCCATATTATCGTAACATTGTTGATAAATTTGAAATTGAAAATATTTATAAGTAATTATGATAACTGGCACTACAACATATAGTAGATTAATTGAACTAAAGAAATATGCAATAGGTGTATCTTTTAATCAACAGTATGTTGGTGATGAATCATTAAGTGTTGATGGCGTAGATTTTACGAATTCGACATCAGGTGTTAGCGTGACGTATTATATTGGTGGAATAAAATATGTTGATAATATCAGTGCAGCAATTACCACATATAGTGTTATTGCACAGGGTTCAAGTAGTGCTGATTTCATTAACGTGCCGTATCAAAAAAACCCAACAAAAGAAAATATTATTAGTAACCCAAAAATAGTAGATGATGTATTTATAACAAGACAAGATTTATCAGTATTTGATAAAAATTATAGACTTGAATATATTAGAAATTTAAATGATATAATTACATATGCTGGTGGTAAATTTTTTAAAATAATAAATAATACATAAAAATATGGCAAATGGGGTTTATGGAACAGTGCGTAGTGCTGATGTAAGTATTGATGATATCGACATCTACTATAATTACACACCAAATAGGGAGGTAAATAATAATACAATTTATAGATTAAATTCATCTGAGTTATTGACATATAATTATTTACCCACAGATGAACAATTAGTTGGAAATGAAAACCTTCTTGAAGGACTTTACAACTTAAGACTTCCAGCATCCGTTTTTAGTCAGTTGGGTATCTATACGATTTATATTAAACCTAAGAAGGTTACAACCACAATTATTGATTGTAGTGTGTTGTCTTCATTACCAAGTGTTAAAGGAATTGTGCTTGATACAAATGCTCCAGACTTTCCCGAAGGATTAAAAGCAAATAATGCATTACAGGGTTATCGTATTGAATACGTTGACCCAACAACAAATAATAAAATTAGAAATGTTGTTCGTTATGTCGTGACATCGAATAAGGTTAGCGTTGTTGAGGGTAATGTTGGAAATACGAGTCAAAAGACGGTAAGGTATAAATTTGATGACAGTAGCTCATTATTGTTTTTACAATTAACCCCAAGTAGCTCAAGCGATGTGAAGCCAAATGCATCACCATTTATTGGTAACCCGAATCAAACAA